AAAACAAGCAGCTATTTCAGGGTTAGCTTCAGGTTTATTAGCAGCAGGAAATCCTTGGGGTTGGGCTGTTATGGGAGTTCAATTATTATTAGGACTAGGCAAACAACCATCTAATAAGTCTGGATACGCATCATTTGATTTTGATAAGTTTGAAGTAAATAAATACTCACAAGGAGATTATAATATTAAAAAAGGAAAACCAGAAAATGTACAATTTTCTGAAAGTCTTTTACAGCCTTTAGTTCCTTATCTGCAAGAATTAGAAGCAACTACAGGTTTTGATTTTAAAGGTGATTTACAAATACACTATTCAGAAGCAAAGGATAAAGGTATATATTACACTATAGGTAATAGAGATCAAGAAGGATTATCTGCTAAAGATATGTTCCTTAATAGATTAGATTATTATGATGGAAGAGATCAATCTACGCAAGATGGTGGAAGAGTATATCGTAGACGTTTTGAGGCAAATGAACAAGGTATAGCGGATATGTATGAGGCATTAATGGCTGATTTAGCATATATATCTGAAAATAAAATAACTGATCTTTCTTACTATACAGGAGTACAAAAATCATCTGAAGAAATACAAACAGAATTTGGAGATTTTGATTTTTCTACATTTAGAGGAGTTAAGCGAGGCGGAAAGATTTCTCTTGACAAGGGCTCAAATTCACAGTATAATAGTAAGCAATATGGTTTTGTAAATCAAAAAGATAAAGCCCCTCCTTCACAGAGGGCAGATGACGTTCCAATGGATTTAAAAGAGGGAGATTTTGTACTCTCTCAGCCTGCAGTAGCCCTCTATGGTAAAGACACTGTAGATCGCATGCTCTCCAGAGCTGCTACAAGTGCAGGCACGAATTTAAAATCTGGGGGTAAAGTCCCAGTAAATGTTCACAATGGTGAATACGTAATACCAAAAGAATTAACGAAATATATAGGCACTGGAGTTCTGAATACTATGAACGATAAAGGCCTTATGTCAGTTGGTGAAAGACCCAACACTTAGTTGACAGCGACTTGCGAAAGCAACACTGTCTCTTTAATAACTGAATGGGCCACCCTTTACGGAGAAAGTATAGGCCCCCAAAGAGGTAAAAATGAACGAAGAAAATCCTACAAAGGAGGAAAGAGACCTAGAACCGACTCCCTACCAAGGGGGTTACAGAAAAGAACTAGATGATCCTGATCCAAAGAACCCTGCCGAAGAAGAACAAGAAGAACTTCCTTTAGCAGCTACTTCAGAAGAAAAGTCAAATAGTTTTGTAGAGCAGTCTACTAAATCAGAACAACCTGAACATGATTATAAAAAAAGGTATGACGATTTAAAAAGACATTATGATGCTAAAATCGAGGAGTTTAAAGGTAAAGAAACCGAACTTCTAGACTTGGCAAAACAAGCATCAGAAGGTGGTGTTAACTATAATCCACCTAAAACGCCTGAAGAGCTTACTCAGTTCAAAGAGCAATACCCTGATGTTTATAATGTTATAGAGACTGTGGCACATTCTCAAGCTGAGAATAAAACTAAAGCTCTGCAAGATGAAATTAAGGAATTACAAGGAGATCGTACTCGCCTAACTAAAGAAAAAGCGACTCAAGAACTTCTTAGATCACACCCTGATTTTATGACTATTAAAGCAGAACCAGATTTTATTACATGGTTAGAGGAGCAGCCACCCTCTATAGCAGATGGTGTTCTTAGAAACAACACTGATGCTAAATGGGCTGCTAGAGTAATAGATTTATACAAATCCGATAAAGGTATCTCTCGTACATTAAAACAGCAAACCACGAAATCTGCTGCTGACTTTGTTCCTACTAAACAAAAGTCGGAACCAACCAAAGGCAAGAAAGAGTGGACTGCTGAGGAAATCAGACGGATGAAACCTCAAGACTTTGAGAAGTATGAAAAAGAAATTGACTTAGCAAGGAGGGAAGGTCGAATCCGTTAGATTTATTTATTAACTTTAACTAAAAGGGGATTCGATTATGGCTATCGGAACTGCAGCAGGTTATACTAACCTGCCTTCTGGTAATTTTTTACCAGAAATTTATAGTCAAAAAGTTCTTAAATTCTTCCGTAAAGCTTCAGTTGTTGAGGATATAACCAACACTGACTACACTGGAGAAATTGAAAATTTTGGCGATACAGTTAGAATCATAAAAGAACCATCTATCACAGTCTCTGCATATACTAGAGGTTCCTCTGTTAATACTCAAGACTTAGCTGATGATGAGATACAACTCACCATTAATAAAGCTAATGCATTTGCTTTTAAAGTAGATGACATTGAGGAAAGACAAGGGCACGTAAACTTTGAAACTCTAGCGACTTCTGCAGGTGCTTATGCACTTAAAGACTCTTATGATAGTGAAGTTCTTAGTGACATTAATTCTAACGTCACATCTGCGAATACGTATGGTGCTGATCACGCAACCAACTCGATAGACACTGGCTTTGATACTGGCGAAATTGACCCTGTAAACGTACTTGCTCGTTTAGGAAGACTCCTAGATGACGGAAACGTCCCTACAGACAATCGCTGGGCCGTAGCTGCTCCAATATTCTTTGAGCAACTACAACAAACTAGTTCGAAATTACTTGACGCTAACTTCTTAAGTGAATCTAGCTCTCAAGTAAGAAATGGTTTAGTTGTCCCACAACTAGTCAATGGCTTCAGGATTTATAAATCCAATAATATGCCTTCGGCTAGTACTTCTGATGTTTATATTGTAATGGCAGGACACCAAAGCGGTGTTTCTACTGCTTCCAATATTGCAAAAACAGAAGTCGTGAGAGACACTGAATCGTTTGCCGACATTGTTAGAGGGCTCCATGTTTATGGTAGGAAAGTACTTCGTACTGAATCCATAGCAAAAGCCTTCGTGAAAATAGATTAAGGAGGAATGATATGGCTACTTTGACACAAACTGGTGCAGGTACTGTTGGGCATCAAGCAGGTAATGCTGTTGCTAAATGTTATGTACAGTCATCAGTCATAGATGGCACATCATCAGCCTTAACTAGCGGTGATGTCTATCAAGTAATTAATGTCCCTATCAATTCTGTGGTACTCAATGCTGGCATTGATGTTATTACTGCAGGTACTGGTACAGGTACATTAGCCTTAGGCGATGGCTCAGTAACTTATGTTGCTGCTGCTACGCAAACAGCAGGAGCTATGACTTCTGGTGATGCACTCGCTGAAATGTTCGTTTACTACGCTGCGGCAGACACGCTTGACGTGACTGTTGCAACTGCTAATGTTGACTCTAAAGTCCGAGTATGGGCTTTAATAGCTGACATCGCAGGGCCAATAGGCGATACAGAATCAGGCGATACATACGCCTAAATACTGTCTTTGGTGGGGGGTTAATTCTCCCCACCTTTTAAAGGAAAAAATATGAAGAATTTATTAGTTTTAGCTACTGTAGGTTTAGTATTAGTGAGCTGTGCAGCTTCACGAATAAACGTAACAGCAGAAATTCCTGAGAGTCAGGAAGTTTCAATTAGTATTGAAACCAAAAAGTACAGATAATCAATTATAGAGGATGGAATGGTGTATCAAGTGGGGAGAGAGTTGTTAAAACTGACACTTAATATAGGTGCAGTTTTTTGTGTATATGTAAGTATAATTTCTCTTATAAATTTTGACTTTGTTCTTTTTGCCTACTTATTACCAATTAATGCTGCAATAATCTGGTGGTTATACAGAAGACATCTAAAAGTAAATGACTGAGTCAACGTTTATCTCAGCAGCAGCAACACCAGGCGATACAAATAGGACAGATGTGTACACTTGTCCTAGTAATTTTAAAGGGATTATTCGATTTATAAATGTGGGTAATGTAAATGCATCCGCTAAAACAGCCAAATTAGAATGGTATGATTTATCGGCTACTGCATATTACCCTTTAACAGGGGCTACATCAATAGCTGGAGAAGGGTATATAAATTGGATAGATATAGGGTTAGTTTTAGAAGCAGGAGACAAACTAACAGTCACTGCAGGAACAGCCAGCACAATAACAGCAATAGCAGGCGTAGAACTTATATACAATCCTCTAACAACATAGGTAAAATATGGCAACATTTATTACACTAGTAAATAACGTTTTAACCGAACTTAATGAACCAGTACTTTCTACTGCAGCAGATTTAAGTTCAGCTTCAACAACAGTAGGAATCCAAACTACAGTTAAAGAAAATGTAAATAAAGCTATGAGAGACATAGCAACTTCTGAGGTAGAATGGCCTTATCTTATTGCATCAGGAACACAAGCTTTAACAGCAGGTATTCAAGAATACACCATTACCACAGCAGCAACCACAATAGACTGGGATAGTTTTATTTTATTGCCTACAGAATTATTAACCAATGGTACTTTTGATTCTGATTTAAGTAGTTGGACAGAATCTAATTCTGGTACTGGAGATGGTACATATTCTTCTGGTAATTTATCTTTAGCTGCAGGTTCAGGTACTAGTGCAGTGTATCAAAGTATTTCTCTTACCAAAGGTAGGCAATACATGGTTTCCTTTGCTATGAAAAATGCTTCGACTTCAGGGTCAGCATTAAGTCCTAGTTTAGTAGTTTCAGTAGGTACAAGTGCTCTAGCTACAGGAATATCTACAGCTACATATACTTCTGCAGGAGGATCAAATGAAGAAGGTGATTTAAGTTATCACAACTTTACTTTTGAAGCTACTGCTACACTACATTACCTAACCATTAAAAATGAAACTGCGTCATCTACAGTTCTAATAGATAACGTAAGCGTAAAA